GGCTTCCAAAGTCGCGACAACTTGTCGAGGGCTTAAGAGGAATACGGGAAGACCATTTACAAGGTACTAGGAAAGACTTAGTGTCCAACACCCTTGTTAGATCTATGACGAAACAGAAAGACAGTAAATCTGTTCTTCTATCGGCAAGCAGATCCCTTCAAAGGAATTACAATGGTCGCACATGTCTATACGGCATAAGCGGTATCCTAGTTGCCCCACTCGAATAGTGAGGATCCAACAGGTTAACTTCCCTACACTCTACCCGCACACGACGAAGCGTCGTAGTCACGATGGATTAAGCACTCTACAGTGCATAGCCGGCCCAGCTCTTCCACGCTGGCCGTCCAGAGAATGAGACTATACAGTCGTTACAACCCACTCTGGTTGGCAAGTTTGAACCTCACAGGTCTGAACTTCCGATCTCGGGTACAGTTGACGTCGCAACCTACGGCCGACTCTCCTTGCTTCATCTAAGAAGTCAGGGAAAAAGTCTTCATCGTAGGCAGTCGCCATACCTCCGGACCAGTATGCCTCGCCAAGCATTACTGACCCTTCTCGAGGACAGTTAAAGACACGTCTAGGAAACAAAAGACAGTCTTTGTCCGAGAACCCAAAACCTCCTTGTTCAAGGGGAAGATGGAGCGGCAACGGGATCCTATCAAAGAATCTTTTAAACCGTTGCAAATAGAGAGAAAGAGGGACCTCAAGCTTCTTGCACCGCAAATTCATCTGTCGATAATTAGCGGCTGCAGATTGCCAAAATTTATAGGCAGTGTCGTCATTGACTTGATCAGACACTGAAACCTCGCAATCTACATTAGATCCCTTCTTCCTCCCCACGAGTACTCCAAGATTGAGGTAGCCAACGTCATCACTGACATAGGCCCGATACCTATCAGGACAGAGCTCATCCCCCACAGGGGTTGTCTGAACTCGCAGGTACCGTGAATTGATCATAGCAAAGTCGTCAGTAAAGTAAGACTTTCCAACTGACTCGATCAATCCAGCCTCCTTGGTAATTTCTCTCCATCTGGGAAGGAGATCGTTAGTCCCGATCAACAAACAATCATCCCCATTGACAAGCAACGGGATGTCATTCAGATCGAACTTCCGATTCCAATCCTTCTCCAACGCACTCCGACACATTGCGGCATTTACTGCACACAAGATCGGAAAAGAACAAGGATGGCCCATTAATTGGCCATTGTTCATCTCTGTTACCTCTTTCGGATGTTTGCATTCGACACCACGAAGGAAACCTGGAACCCCTTTCCCTGACTTTTTCCAGTTGAGGCGAGAAGAGAACAAGGAATCTCGCAGAATTATAAGAAATTCTGGGTAATCCTTGAACCACTCCTCTGCCAAAACAAAGGATGCATAGGAGGAAAGTTCATTCGTTGCGGCCTTATAGTCGCCACTAAGGAACTTCTTTCCTACATCCCAATAACGGGTGACAATCTGCGAAACATGATCTTGCAGAAAGTCAGATTCATACCCGGTCAGACAGAAACATTCAAAGTTCTGTAGGGTCTTCCACATCATATGCTGCCATGGCTTCAACATGCCATAGACCTCGTATTCCCCAACGGAAATTACGCGGAATTTAAAGGGTTCAGGAATCACCCTAATATCGACAGCAGCCTTCGCTCTCTCCTTCTCATAGAGCCCAGTCGAGGCATCAACCTCAATTGACTGGGGGAAGAGATGGTCAAACACTCCCTCCGAAACTTCGTGATAGGCATCAAGGAAGTTATAAGGACATCGCGAATAAATCAATTCACAACGATAGCTTCCCTTCACACGACAATCTCCCACCAACACGGGGGGTGAGATTCGGTATAACAAACCGGTCTCCGTCAGGGTATCCTCGCCTAATCCGAACAGATCTGTCGTAAGACAGTCCATTCTCATCCTCTCGAAGAACTGACCCGCAAACCCTCCATAACGTCTTGTTTTTGAAACACAAGCCGATTTGGAAAGTGTGAAGTTTTTCCGTACTCGAAACCGTGGCATTTGCTGCCGCAGCTCTTTCCCGGTTCGTCGAAGTTCTTCGATCGTCTCCTCGCTTAAGTCACCAGGCTCGCGTCCAAGCGATTCCTTAGTGTCTGCGATGGTCTCCAACCAGTCGCGCTGATCAAGGGGAAGTAGGGACTTTTTGAATCCCTGAAGCACCGTAAAACGGGCTTCTAGGGCACACAATCGGTTCCCAATTAACCTTCTCCGTAGCGCCTGACCTGGACGACCTCCTGCGAGAAACCCATTTGGTCCGACGATCTTTGTCGACCTAGGCTGGGACTCGAGGCTCCCGTAGTGGGTAAAAAGCCAATTTGTATGATACTTCAAATTGCTACCCCACACCCCGGTCATAAATAACACCGCATAATGAACATCGGTGTTTCTATACCAGGTTTCGGAAAATTCACCTCGAAAGCCTAGCGACTGAATAAGATCTCGTATCCGGTCTGTGGTGTCTAGTGCCTTCACTACTACCACGTTTGCCAACTCATCGAACGTGACTACACGTCGATGACTCTCGTTCTTCGTTCGCCGAAGAAACCTCCGCTCACTGTACAGTCTCCGGCAAAATTCTGGAAAGTCACCTCCATAAACCATCTCCACCTTCGGGATTTCTCTCCCAAACAGGTCGATGATTACGGAGCGCCAGAATCTTGCTTCACTCTCTGGAGTCACCGGGTCTTTTTCAAGATCCCGGGCTCTCCAAGCCTGAGTTGCGAGCCTGAAGAGGGAAACGACAGTTTCTCTCCGTTTGTTGAAATCAGTAGAGATATCCATGTTTCCGATATGGATGTTTACTAACTGTCTGCACTTTAGATTGACAATGGTTCGAAG